TAATGATATATCTTTCCAACTATCTGGTAGATTTATGTTTATCTCTTGTCTCATATTAGTTTAGGTTTATATATGGGAAGTTTGATTCTGCTAGTTTCTCTTCCAATACTTTAATGTATGTGTTTGCTCTACGAAGGGTTGCTTCTCTTTTCTTTACCATCTGATCCATTACGATTATTTTACTTCTTAACTCTTCATTCTCTTCTCTTAGGGATTGTGCGAATAAGATTAACTCTCGTAGTTCTTCTTCATCCCATGTTCTATCTTCTTTCATATTATCTTATACTCAATGTGTATTTTCCCTTGTGTTGTTGTTTGATTGATAACTTAGACATGGCCACATATCTCAATGCATCAAGTGTGTGATCAAATCCATCTTGTGGTGTATCAGTTACATAACCATATTTATCTGTCACATACTCGTACCCATACATCTCATTTATTATATTTTGTGAGCGTTTTGTTATATGTAGTTTATAGTTTTGTAATACACCTATACCAAACTTTCTACTATCAGGACCTTTTACTACTGCCTTTGCATTGAATCCTGAACGATATAGTTCTTCTATGTTTCTTGGTTCTGCACTATCACAAAAGATTTCATCCCTCTCTATACCGATTGTTTTTAACTTTTTTATCAGTTCTCCTATCGGTAGTTGTGATTCGTATATCACCTCATCTATATAAAGGTTATCACCATTCCTAAACACTGCAACCATTGCAAGTGGGTCATTCCAACCCCAGTCAAGACCAAACCCAACAAACTCTCCTTCTACATCATCAATAGTAGTAAATTGGTATATTGCCTTATCATTTGCAGCATACTCACCTTTACCATAGATAGTCCATTTCTTTGGATTGGTTCTTTCCAAATCCTCAATTGCACGGATTGTTTCTTTTGGTAGGTAGGGGTTGTCTTTGTATGTGGTATTGTATCTCTCACAATTATCCATTGTTCTTAACCAATGGAAGGGGGATATAGTGGGATTGTATGCAAGTATAATCTTACCAGTTGTTCTAATAGATAATTGGAAATAGGATTCTTCATCTACTTCTGATGCTTCATCTACAAATAGTATATCTGATTTTACACCTCGTAGTTTTTCAGGGTCATCAGTATTCAAGAAAAGGAATTGAGTACCATTACTAAACTTATAAGTTCTATCTGATATATTGAATTCACTTTCGGAGTATATACCGATGTTGGTGAGGATGTCTTTGAAATCCTTCATTACCGTTCGTTTTAAGGATGGCACGGTCCTTCTTACTATCGTGATATCACTTTGTTGTTTTAACCCCTCTACAATCAAGTATTGAAGGATTGAATAGGTTTTACCACTACGAGTCCCACCAATGTGATGACTAATCCTTTTAGTAGATTCTAATAGGTGTTCAAATGTAATTGCTGTATCAATGCTGACTTCCACTCTTTGTTATGTTTACATTTATGGAATGTATCCTCTGGTCTATCTCTGCCTTCATTTCTGTTCTACTCAACTTCGGTAGTGTGTATTCCATAATTTTAAGTGCAATATCAATAGCCCTTTCTGGGTCTCTTTTCTTTATCTCTTCCAAATCTTTGGTAAGAGTATTCAAGGTATTATTTACTGCACGGGCAAGAGTAAGTTTCATCTCTTCAGTACTTCTATTTAGAGCACCTGCAGGTCTTCCTTTGGCTAACTTATGTCCTTTCTGGAATGGCATTATGAATTATTTTATATTATTTATATATAATAACACCCATATACATTTGAGTTGTATATGGGTGTATATATTTATATATCAAAGAAGTGAGTATGCTTATTCTTTTTTTGTTCGTGTTCTATTCTCGTCTTGGCAATCTCCATATACTCATCTTCTCTTTCTATACCAATAAAGTTCATCCCTTCTCTTACTGCTGCTTTACCAGTAGAACCACTACCCATAAATGGGTCAAGGACTATTCCACCTTTTGGTGTGACTAAACGAATAAGGTATGCCATCAAATCAGTTGGTTTAACGGTTGGGTGATGGTTTGATTGTGGTTGCACACCTTTTTCAGTAAATGAACCCATACCTGTATCTGTTCTTGTATCTGGTCTTTTAATAGGTAATCCATTACATCCATCATTTCTATCCTTCTTACTTGCTTTGGGACAATAAAAGAAACGAGATGCTCCACCTGTATCACCATAGGTATTATCATCACTATACATTGCTTGTGGTGGAGTGTAGGTATTAGTGTGTTGAGTCTTTTTATTATTGTGTGCTCCTCTTTTACTACTCTTTGTTACACCACTCTGTTCATCAAGTATCTTACCGGCTTCTTCATCAAAGATTATGTTTGCTGGGAACCTACCTTCTGGTAGTTCTTTTGGTGTTTTATCTACTTTCCAACCACCATCATACATACCTGTCAAATCACCATCATCTTTTCCTTTTAATCTTTGATTACCTCCCATATTAAATGCGTAATCATCTAAATCAGTAATACTCACTCTACATTCATCTACATTTATACCACCAGTCCCCCACTCCAATACATTATCTGCAACCGTGCCCTTAAATGGTTTTCTTGCCATAACGATTGGTTCATGTGCAGGTTTAAGAGCAGTGCCCCAACCTTCCCATTCACTATTACCTTTTGTTATAGTTCCATCACCTTTACCACCTTGGAAACCTAATTCATATAATGCATCACTTTCTCTATGATTTGGATTAGTTCCAATTACCTCTCTTTCATTACCTTCAATCTTATCTATTGCCTTACCGATGTTGTGCGATTTTGGAAAGCCACTACCAAATACCCACATGAGTTGGTCTCTAATCTCAAACCCTGCATCTTCTATACCACTTGTCATTCGGTGATACATTCTTGGTGCACAGAATGATAATAAATAACCACCGGGTTTTAGAACTCTGTATGCCTCTTTAGCCCATTCTTCACTCCACTCTTGAAACCATCTTCCTTCTTTCGCTCCACCAATTGGTAATCCTGGCTGAACTCCTTTTGTGAATGTTCCTTTGGCTGGGGACTTACCTTCTTTGTGCCTTTCCTCACTTCTCTTTTGTTCTCTTTCAATGAGTTCCTTATGTTTCTTTGGGCTATCCCACTCTTTATTCATAAACCCAATTCCATAAGGAGGGTCTGTGACTACCGAGTCTATACTATTATCTTCTAACTCTTTTAACTTTTGGAGGCAATCTCCTTTTAATAACCTTATTGTGCTCATATATATTTTTTATTTAATACTCTTCATCTTTTACTTTAGGACCTCTCTTACCACCAGGTTTTCTATTCTGTGCCCATCTTTCTTCTTGTACTTTATTTTGTTCTGATTTCTGTTCCCAAATGAATTGCTGGAATGGGCCATTTTGTTCCCACATCAAATCACCAATCCTTCTCATACAATCTAAATGTTCTTCTCTACTTCTTAGTTTTAATGGTGGGTAATCTTTTAATATATCTTGTTTTAATTCGTAATATAACCGATAAGATTCTGATTTGAGTAATTGTTTAAGGTCTCTATGTGATACTAAACTTTCATTAGACATTTTGGAATGGGTTAGGGCAGGTTTGTTTTAGATGTTCTCTCACTTTCTTTATGTTCATAAACATGGTACTTTTACAAATACCGATTTTCTTTGCTACTTCTATCATCGTATCATCACTATCATAATACAATTGGAATAGTTTTACTTTACTCCACTCTCGTGTTGTAGATAATCTTTGTAGTTCTTCTTGTACTGAATCAAATGATTCCATTATAGCCTCATCTAGTTCTGATGGGTATACTTCATCAATTGGTTCCCACTTCATATTATGTACATCACCACTAATACGCAACTTATCTCTTTTGACAATTTTGTTTACCCACCGAGTTTGTAGGAATCTATAACAATAAAGAGCATTGATTGAATTCTTGTAGTATATCTTTGGAGTTCCTTTTTCAAGTAAGTAAATGTATAAATCACCAACAAGGTCTTCTGCTTCTTCTCGGTTCTTGGTTATATTGGTAGCAGATTGTATCAACCATGTACCATGTTCCTTATATAAAACCTCAATTCTGCTTCTTATTTCCTTGTATTCAATCATTTACACTCCTTGTTCTTTGATGAAATTATTTATAGTATTTACAGCTTCTACCCAATACTTTGCAGTACCAGGACACCCACAAGGTTGCACCGTATTTACTCTGGCAATCCTTTGATAAGAATTCCATACTAATCCCATTTGATGTTCTGGGATATGATGATGAATGGAACTCATCACATTTTTAAGATGAGTCCATTCTTCAGATGTAAAGATTTCTTGATAATTCATCTTAATGTACTTTTACTGGTCTATCAAGGTCAAGGAATTGTTTAATGTTCTCAAACTGAAAGTGTTTGTTTGATAATCCAAATCCCATGGCTGCCATAACCGTTACAAGGTCTTCTACACTTTTTAATTTACTGAAGTCAATAAAGTAAAAGATTTCTTCTTGTGTTGTTTTGT